GACGAACTGCCGCACGGGGTGGATACCGTGGTCTTCGACACGGCGGTCAACCAGGGGCTGCATACCGCGGGCATCCTGTTGCAGCGGGCGATCCGGGCGAGCGGGTTCAAGCTGGCGGTGGATGGGGAGATCGGGCCGGGAACGGTTTCCGCGGCGGTCGCGGCGTGCGTCTCAAGCCCGTGGGGGATCATCGAGCGGATGCTCGAAGGGCGGCGCGATCTGTACGCGGAGATCGTGATGCACCACCCGGTGGACGGGAAATTCCTGCATGGGTGGCTGAACCGGGTGAACGACCTTGAGGTCTTCGTGGACGGGCTGGCGCCGGTGGAGAAAGCGGTGGCCGTATGAGGATTATCGCGACCTCGACCTATTGGGGGCCGGACGGGCGGCTGGATTGCCAGCACCAACTCGTAGCCGAGTTCGACGGGGAAGCGGAATTTCCGGGAGCGGAGGGCGACCCGGCGAAAGCCGTGGCCATCCGGTCAAGCGAGATCGGGGCGGTGGCGAAGGAGCTGCTCGCGGCGATCTCGGGAGGGATGGTGGAATGAGCCATGTCTATGACTTCCTCGTCCTGGGGGACGGGCTGCCGCTTCCGGTTCCCGGCACGGAATGGCCGTGGCTGATGAACGCCATCCGTGAGGAGATCGAGAACCAATGAGCGACGGAGATTTGATCTGGAAGCTGGTCGCTGCCGCCGCCGTGCTGCTGAACGCGCTGCTGGCGGTGAAACTGCTCATGCAGAAGACGCAAAATATCGAGATTGGCAAGCAGCCGCTGCGCACTCTGGAAGAGACCCACGTGATCACGGCGGCGCACCTGGGTCTTACGCTTGAGAACTACGCGACAAAGACCGACCTCAACGATACGGAGCGGCGGCTGGACAAGAAAATTACCGATGTGGACTCCGAGGCGGCGCGAAGGGAGAGCGGAAGGGTCAAGGGCATTCATGATCGCATTGATGGGATAAGCAAACAGTTATCGGAGCTGGTGGGTGAAATTCGCGAGTGGCGCAGGAGGACTCCCTAATGACTACGCAACTGGGGATTCTGACGGTCCTGGAAATGTGCGGGGAACATTTGCTGCCGGAGATGGTGCTGGTGGCGGATACCGAGCGGCTCCTGGGGAGAAAGATCGGTTCCACGGAAATTCTGCGCGAGGCGGAGAAACTGGAGGGGCGACGCCAGATCATCACCGTCAACAGCGAGGACAAGGGCCGGCAATACAGGATCACCGACCTCGGGAGGGCTCGTCTGCTTGAATGAGAAAGCCACGCAAGGACGCGGTGCTGCAGAACCTTCCGGAAGAGCGGCAGGATCAGATTGTCAAATGGCTGGGCACGGCGGAGGTCAAGGACGCGGACGGGAATGTCACCCAGCCGGGCGGCTTGGAGCTGGCGATCACGCAGCTCGCGGCGGATGGCATCCGCGTGTCGGAATCGCAGCTCTCGCGATTCTGGCGCTGGTATCAATTGGACCGGCGCTACTCGGGGATGCGGGAGACGGCCGACCAGCTCAAGGAGATGGCGGTCGCGAAGGGCGTGCCGCTGGAGAAGGCGCGGGAATTGGCGCAGGGGATGTTTACCCTGCAGGCGGTGCAGGCGAACGATCCGGAGACGTTCATCTCGCTCCAGCAGCTCGACCTGGATCAACGGAGCGCGGAGACGCGAGCGAAGTTCAAGCGGGAGGAAATCGATCTCAAACGCAAGACGTTCCAGGTGAAAACGTGCGAACTCTTCGTGGCCTGGTCAGCGGACGAAAAGGCGAAAACGATTTTGGCCGGCAGTGGCACAAACTCAGAGAAGATCGAGGCGCTGGGCCGCGCGATGTTCCCGGATTGGGAGGAGACGTGATGGGATCGACCCCAAAGGTCACGGAGATCGCGAAGGCCGACAGGTTCCGCGTCCGGGCCGGGCAGGTGGAATTTGAGCGCGGGGTGCGGCTGCATCGCGTGAGCGGATTGCTGGCGCGGCGGCAATATGGGAAGACAACCATCGCCTCGCGGATCGCGCTCTTCAAGATGATGAAGCTGCGGGGGCATACCGTTGTCTTTGGAAGCATCAAGCTGGACCTCGGTCGGGAGATCGTGCGCAAGGAGGCGGACGCGCTTCAGAAGGCGTTCCGGTTATCGGCGACCATGGCAAAGGAACTCCAGGTGGTGGACGGAAAGAATGGGAAGAATGTGACGGCGATCAGCGCCGATGATTTCGCGGAATTGTACGAGGCGACCCGGCTGGAGTTCCGGCTCTACCACGACCGGACCACTTACTCGCGGACAAAAGTGGTGGCGCTTACTCCGGACGCGGTGGGCGAAACGGGAGATCTAATTTTGGACGAAGTGGGAAGGGTCAAAAACTTCCGCGACGTGCTTGAGGCGGTGATGCCGATTATCGCGAGCAACCCGGATTTTCGCGTCATCTACACGACTACGCCTCCGCCTGATGACACGCATGTTTCCTTTGAATTGCTGGCGCCGCCCATCAGCGCGGAACTGCCGGTGAACCCCGTCGGTAACTGGTATCGGAGCGAGCTGGGGGTGTGGGTGCTGAGGATCACGGCGGAGGATGCGTATGCGGACGGGGTCGCATTGTACGATGATGACACGGGCGCGGTGATCACGCCGGAGGAGTCGAGGGCGCGCTCTTTCGACAAGGATGCGTGGGACCGGAACTACGGGTGCAAGTTTGTGATGGGCGGAACGAGCGCGTGCGGGCTGATGCAACTTGATACCGCGCAGCGGCGCGGCATCGGCGAGTGCCAGTTTTTCAACGTCGGGAGCGACACGGAGTTCGATCATGCGGTGGCGTCGATCCTGGCCAAGCTGGGACCGGGGCGAGTGGGCCTGGGCTGGGACCTTGCCACGACGACCAAGGCCACCAGCAATCCTTCGAGCTTCTCCATCGTCGAACAACGCGGCGTCGAGAAGATCGTGAGGGGCATCATCAATTGGAAGACGGCAGACCCGGATGTGGCGATGGAACGGGCGCGGAAAATCGTGAAGATGGTTGCCAAACGTGGAGCGGCCGGGCCGGCGCGCAGGCTCTGTGTGGACGGCACCAACGAGCGGTATTTTGCGGCGCGGGTAAAGAAGGACCTGGCAGACCTGGTGCAGGTGGAAGTTGTGATCGCGAGCGAGACCATTGAGTTGCCGGGTCAGGAACCGATGACAATGAAGCAGTACCTCGGAGGATTGCTCGTGGGCGAACTGGACGACAATCATCTGCTGTTGCCGCCTGACCGATACGTCCGGGAAGACTGGCGGATGGTGCGCAAGGAGAAGGGCGAGTTCGTGTGCGAGCCGAATGGGAACGGCGCGCATGGAGATACTTTCGACGGGACCAAGTTGGGGAACCGTGCGCTCTCAAGCGGCGGAGGCGGCGTCGGGACTGCCGTGGATATGGACCGAAGCGCGCGGGCCGGACGGCTGGGGATGAGCAGGCAACTGGGAGGGGTGCTGTGATGCCAACCGCAAAGAACGCAAAGCCCGCAAAGGTGAAGAGGCAGCGCGTGGCTGCCGAAGGTGGATTCCAGGCGGAGGGGAAAGCGGTCGCGAGGGGCGAAGAGCCGCATGATCCCGCGGCGGCGTCACCACCCAATACGAAGCAGCTCTTCGATGCCTCCAATATCGAGCTGCAGCGGCGGATGCGGTTCAACCCGCTGCGGATGCTCGATCCGGAGCGGCTTTCGCTGGCGCTGGATAATTTCCAGATCGGGATTTTGCGGGACGCGGCGATGCTATGGGAGGCGATGGTGCAGCGGGATGACACGCTGATCACGGTCAAGAACCATCTCGAAGAGTCGATTGCGTCAAAGGATTGGGGCGTCTTCAAGCGGCCCAATATCCCCGAGTCGCAGGAGGTCGAAGCCTCCCGGCACGCGGCATGTCTGCAATACTTTTACGATCATGTCGTGGCGACGGACGCCTTCGACCGGAACGAGCGCGGGGGCAAGGAGCGGCTGATCAAGCATGTGATGCGGGCGGACAGCTATTACTATTGCGCCCAGCATTTCGCGTGGAAGCCGGAGCCGGGGAAAATGGTCGATGTCGAGGGAGCGGACGCGGTGCCGGTGATCTCGGCGGAAGTCGAGTACGTGCCGCTGTGGTACTTCGAAAACACTTCCGGGACGCTCCGCTTTTTGCCCTTTGGCGGGTTCGGGATCACGGGCGAGGAAATGAACTTTGACGGCGAATGGATGGTGACCGTCGGGCGCGGCGTGATGTTCGCGGCGTGCATCGCCTACATGTTCAAGCGGCTGACGTTCCAGGACTGGACGATTTACAACGAGCGGTACGCGCAAAACAAGGTGGTGGGGATGACGACCGCGAGCGAGGAGAGCCCGCAAGGCCAGGCGATGGCGGACGTGGTGGCGAAGTTCAACTCCGACATGGGGCTCGTGTTTTACGAGTGCGCGGCGGCGGACAAGCCGCCAATCTCATTGCTCGGGCCTCAGGGCACGACGAGCGTCGATATTTTCGAAAAGTTTCTGCAACGGCAGGACTCGAAGATCACGGTCATGTACCGGGGCTCGGACCTGTCGATGATGTCGCGCGGCGGCAAAGGGGAGAAGCCGACGGGCGCCAGCCTCCAGGGCGACGAGACGGACCGGATGGAGACGGCCTGCTGCCGCATGGTCCAGGGCTCGCTCAATTATTACGTGGACCGGCAGGTGATCAAATACTGCTTCGGAGACGGGGTGGAGCCGCTGGCTTACTTCGGGCTGCCCGACATGGATGTCGAAGACTCGGAGGAGATCAGGGAAAGCGCGGGGTTCCTCGCGGATCGCGGTGTGCGGGTGAACGCGGCGAGCATCGCGGACCGGCTCGGGATCGAGCTGGCCGGCGACAGGGAGGATGCCTTGGAAGCCGTAGGGACGGCGTCGGGCGATCCCGAGGCACAGACCCAGGAGGAGACGGCGGACGTGCGCGATGCGATGCGGGAGGATTTCAGCGCCAACAGCGCCACGGGCCGGGCTGCGCTGGTGTTATTGGACAAGATCGAGGAGGGGCTCCGGACAGCGAACGGTACGTTCAATCCTGGGGAGCATCCGCGGGATGAGAAGGGGCAGTTTGCCGCGTTGCCGCTGGTTTCGATTCCGGATGAGCAATGGACCGGGACCCGGAAGGAGCTGAGCGCGAAGGCGAATGCGCTGATGAAAACCTTCGGCCCTGAGACGCATCCGCACGTTGGCTTGATTCATTTCACGAGCGACGGACGCGGCGAAACATTGCACCGCCAGAACACAGCGCATGATTTCCAGGCGGTGAAGGCCCTTCCGGAGATCGCGCGCCGTGGAAAGTGGATGAGGAGCGAACCCGACAACAAGGGGAGGCAGGGCGTCGTCGCGTTCCATCACATCGAAGCCCGGCTGCGGATTGGCCAGACGCCCTATCACGCGCAGCTCATCACCAAGGAAACCGAGGATGGGACCGTTACCCGGCACAAATTTTACCTCCATCGCATCAAATGACGCATCCCGGCAAAAAAAACACCCCAGCGTCCATGTGCCGACCCGGCCTTTCGGCCAAATCCGCGGTGCCGCTGGGGCAGCACCAATCTCCCACCGAACGCGGGGAGAGTCAAGGGGTCGGTATCACAGGAGCGGCGCGACGCGCTGTGAGGCGAATCCTGGGGCTTTTGTCGGGGTTCCGCCGCCATCATGCCCGCAGTGCGGAAAAACACGCATGCAACGCAATGCAAGCGGATGTGGGCGGCTGGGATTCCTTGTCCGAAAACTTTGAGGCGGTTTTTGGCCCGGACGGCCCTTTCCGGACGGCAAACAGCGCGGAGTTGTGCCTATCGGAGTTCGTATCGGCGAATGCCCAGGACGTGGCGCAGGTCGAAGACGGGCAATGGCTGGATATTGCGCCCTTCGGGGATTTTCAGCGTCCCGACGGGAGCGCGGTGCAGCGGTTCAGCCCGGACCAGGCGGAGAAGGTTTTGAGGACCTGGAACTCAATCACGGGAACGGCGGCACGGTATTTCAAGAATCTGCTGCACGGCCTGGGCGCAAAATCGACATGCCCGATATGGGACGGCCATCCCGACGACGACAAGGCGCGGTATCCGGTGGAGCGCTGCCTGGGCGAGATCACCGATCTGCGGACCACGGCCAATGCACTGCAAGGACGTGTGAAGTGGAACCCGAAGGGGATGGCGTCGCGGCGCAAGGGGCCGCTGTTTCCCTCGCCGCTCTGGTGGCACATGCCGCCCTCCGGCGATCCGCCCGCGGTGTTTCCCGAGCTGCTGGAAAGCGTCGGGCTGGACCCGCATCCCAACATCCGCGGCATCCGCGCATGGACGGCCAATTCCGCTCTGGACCCTCTCGCCTCTCCCGAGGCCGTACCCGGCGATCCGGGCATCACCATAGAAAACACCATGGACAGAAAGAAAATTGCCCTCGCCCTCGGGTTGCTCGAAACGGCGACGGAAACGGAGATCGACACTGCGATGCAGGGTTTGCGGACGACCGCGAACTCGGCCAGTGCCATCACCGCGCAGCTCACCACGGCCAACGCCCAGGTCATCACACTGACGACCGAACGCGACCTGGCTCGCACGGCTCTCGCCACTGCGAACACGCAGTTGGCCGAGAGGAACACCACCATCACCGGCCTCACCACCGAGCGGGACACGCTCAAGGGTGAAAAGGATGCGCTCACCACCGCCAACGCGGCCCTTGTGGCCGGCACGCTGACGCTGGCGCAGAAGCACGGCCTGATCACGCCGGCCCAGGTCGAGGAGACCCGGACGAAGCTGACCAGCGCGAACGCGGCGGCTGCTCTGACCGAACTGGCCGACAAGAAGCCGGAGATCAACGTCAGGCGCGTCGAAATCAACGGGAACCGGATCGACATCTCGACGGCAAACGCGCGGGGCGAGGCGTTCAACGACCTGGTCTCCAAGCGCATGAAGGATCACAGCGAGGACCGCGACACGGCGTTTGCCAAAGTCATGGCGGACCCGTCCAACAAGGCGCTCGTCGACGCGATGCAACAGCCGAAAACCAGTTAACCGCAAAGAGCGCGAAGATCACAAAATCACAAAATCATGAAACCAATCAGATCCATTATTCTACTCGCGGGGGCGCTGTTTGCGCCTTCCCGTTTCACCACGGCCAATGCGGCGGAAACCGCCAGCGCGGAAGATGTCGAGGCGCTCAAGGCGCGGATCGCCGAGCTTGAAAAGCAGGCGGTGGAAAAGACGCCGGCACCGGCGGACCCGCTCGGCCTGGGCGGCATGCAGCTCCCGAAAGGCGTCACGGAAAAGGACGTGCTCTGGCGGAAGCAGGCGGGCCTGAACCTCAAGCAAGCGGTCGCGGCGGCGTTGGCGCAGGTGCGCCACATCGCCAAGAGGGCGAAGGAAGTCGCAGAGGCGAAGACGCCGGCGAAGAAGATGGCTTAACCACAAAGAACACAGAGATCATACTATGAAATTCAAAACTCTCGGCATCATCATCCTGAGCTTTCTGGCTCAGGTTTTCTCGGCGCCGCCTGCATTCAGGACGGCGAACAACGAAGGCGTGGCGGGCACGCACAAGCAAGCGACGACCAAGCTGGCGGACGCGGCATTTGCTGCCCGTCATCTGCTGGTGAAAATCGGCACCGACTCGGCGCATGTCAATGTGGCGGGCGCAGGTGACGATCCTTACGGGTTCACCCAGGACCAGCCGGCGGCTGGGGGTGATCCGATCCAGGTGGAGTTCCTCGGGGCTCATGTGGGCACAATCCTGTTGAACGCGACCGGGGCGCTCGCGCAAGGCGTGGGCGTCTATACGGCGGCTGGAGGTTATATCCAGGGCGAGCCGACGGTGGCGGGCACTTACTTCAAAGTCGGTGTCACGAAGGAGGCGACCCAGGAGACGCAAGACGGAGAGTATCTGGTCGAGGTCGAGCCGATCAAATCGCTCAAGGTGATCGTGATCGCGGCGCTGACCAGCGCTCAGAACGCGACGACGGCGGCGGTGGACCTGACGACTTCGGAGGCTTTGGCGAACGCGCTCAAGGCCAATTACAACGCGCTGCAGGCGGATGTCGCGGCAATCGCCGCTGCCATGGCCACGCCGGCCCTGATCAAGCACCTGTAAGTCGATGATCGACGCCAATAGAAAGCAAAACACACAATGAAAAACATTCTTGAAAATGCAATTCCGGTGACGGGCCTGGATTTCTCCAGGGTCCGCACTGCCAACGCCGCGATGGCGCAGGCGCTCTTCAATAGCACCCGGCTGCCGGCCCAGGACGAGGGGAAATGGCAGCACGGGCGCATCACCACGGCCAACGCGGAACTCTTCGGCAGCGCCTTCATGAGCGAGCCGATGAGCAATTACGCGGTGGGTTGGAGCGATCCCGAGGGCTACGATGCCCTGACGGAATTCCTGGCGCCGAATTTCCCGGCTCCGGGCGAGCTGTTCCAATACCGGGAGTTCGATAACTCGGAGGAATTTCTCTCCGACGGCACCTATGACGACCTGCGCGCGATCAAGGCGGACTTCAAAACCGTCGATTACACGCAGCAGCTCGTCCAGGGCCGCGTGAACAACCGCGGTCTGCGGATCGAGGTCGACTACGACTACGTCAGGGCCGACCCGATCTGGCAGCAACGCTACACCGGGAAGCTGATGGCGCGGCTCAAACGCAATCAGGCGCGCCGGGCGGCGGCGTTGATGCTGGCGAGCGGCACGTCCGATCCGCTGGTATGGAACGGCACGGGCACGCAGCCCGATGTGTCGCTCCAGCAGGAGATCATCGACAGCGGCGACACGAGCGGCATCTCGCCCAACCGGATGCTGATGGGCCTCAACGCCTGGCAGCTCCGGCGCAACGCCTACGCGAGCGCCGAGGCCGGCAGCACCAACCAGTTCGCGGCGGCGGCGGCGTTGGCGATGAACGTCGATCAGCTCGGCGCGCAACTGATGCTGGAAGCGCGCGTGGACAGCGCCCGTTACCAGAGCGCGACGGCCAAGGCGCAAATCATCGGCGCCAACGTCTTCTTCTTCACCGGACGGGCCGGTGTCGATCAGGAAGACCCGACCAACCTCAAGCTCGCCTGGTTCAATTGCCAGAACGGCCAGCGGTTCGCGGTGTATGTCCGCCAGATTAGCGTCAAGAAGTGGGAGATCGTGGTCGAGCATTACGAACTGCTCTTCTGCGCCAGCACGCTCGGCGTGCGCGTCTGCCCGGTCACCGTTTCCTAGTAAGTCATTCCCTGGTTAGTGCCGCCGTCTCGCGAATACGGGCGCGAGGCGGCGGCCAAGCCAGGCTGAGCCTGGACCCAATAAGCCGGAAAAATCAAATGTCTAACTGGACCTCCATCACCTCCGACGACATCAAGGCCGTGGGCTACGGGATGATCGTCGACAAGGCGCGCACGATGGCGGTGGGCGGCGTCGATCCCGCGGCGGAGGCGATTGCAAATGCCGTGGCGCGGGTACGGCGGGCAGTGGCGACGGGGAACATCATGGACGCCGATGCGACCAAGGTGCCGAACACCCTGAAGGGCGTGACGGTTAAGCTGGCGCTCTACGATTTGATGCGTCGGCTCAGGCTCGATCTCTCAAACTCCGAGAGCGAGGACGAACGTAATCAGATTAGCGATTTGAAGCGCGTCCAGGACAACCGATCTCCTGTCGAGGAACCGGATACGCCGGGCGGCAGCGCGGAGATGCAGCGCGGTAACACAGTCGGGGCGATTCGTCCCCCGCGCAGACAGACCGGGAGGGATAAATGCTCAGGTCTGTAGAAGAGCTGCGGAAGCTGGCGGTGGAAGCGATGGCCGCGCCGGGAATGGCCCCGGCCTCTATCCATGAGATCAATGCCGCGCTTGCGGAAGTGGAGCGCACGGCGAACTCTGACGGCGAGGCCGCGGCGGCGTTCGAGAGCGACATGGCGCCGATCTGCGAGGCGGTGGCCGCGGCGATCCGCGCCAAGGACCTCGCGGCGTTCGAGGGGCTGAAGGCGATGTTTGCGCCGATGCTCATCGAAGCGAACGCGGACCCGGCGCTGGCGGAGGTGATGCAGCGGCAGATCGGGGCGGCGCTGCTGGAGGGGCTGGCATCATGAGCATTGTGATGGAGGCCGATGGATCGGCATCAATTGCGGGCGAGAATCTGACGGTGGCGCTCAAGCATTGGCGCTCGCGCAACATCATGCCGACGGGGATGTCGAGCGAGGAGCTGATGGAGCTGGGACGCGAGGTGCATTTTCGCTCGGTGTTCTCAGCGCGCATGACCAATGCGGAGGCCGTGCAGGAGCTGAGCGACCTGGTGGACGAGCTGCTGGCGGGGAAGATCAACATGGGGACGGCGATCATGAAGATGTACGAGAAGCTCAAGTCGCTGGGCTATGATCCGGCGACGGGGTTTCCGGAGGATTTCGGGAAAATCCCGATGGCGGAGCGGGGGACGATCCGGGACCTTTCGAGCGCGGGCCGGCTGAAGCTGATGCTTCAAACCAATTTGCGGATGGCGATGGGCTACGGGCGGATGATCGCCGGCAACAGCGAGTACCGGCGAAGGGAGTATCCGGCGTGGGAACTGGTGCGCGTGTATCCGCGCCTGGTGCCGCGCGGCAGCCCGAAGAGCGAATCGCCTGGGTGGTACGAGCGCTGGGCGATTGCGGGCGCAAGCGTGGGCTGGGTCGGGGCGATTGACGGGCCGATGCTGGCGCTCAAGGATTCGCCGATCTGGCCGGCGCTCGGCAGCCGTGCATTGTTCCGGGACGGCCTGGGAAATCCTTACTGGCCGTTCGCGTTCGGCTCGGGGATGGGCTGGCGCGAGGTGCCGCGCATCGAGGTGGTGCGGGAAGGACTGGCCGATGAATCGGCTTCAATCCCTCCCGATAAGATGGGATCGCTGGCGCCGGGAGACCAGGAAATCAACGAAGCTTTCGACCGGCTCTCGCCCGAATTGAGTACTGAGCTTCTGAAAGGGCTGGCGGCATGAGGGTGCGCGTCACGGTCCAGGACAACGCGACGCGGCGATTTGTGGCGTCGGTCGGGGCGCTGGGGCGCCGGCAGCTTCACCAGGCTATGGGCGAGGAGGTGCAGGTGCTGACGGCGGATTATCTGCGGAGGCTGGCCGGAAGCAAGCACGACACGGCGGAGGCCCTGGGGGCGACCCCGACGGGATTCCTGGGGACGGCGGCAGAGAAGGTGGCGTCGCCCGGCGCGCTGACGGCGGACTCGAGCGCGGCCACGCTGACCATCGATCATCCGGGCATGACGCGGGCCTTCGGGCCGGTGACCATCTCGCCCAGGAACGCAAAGAGCCTCGCGATCCCGGTCCACGCAATCGCCTACGGCCAGAGGGCGCGGTTTTTATGGACGCAGCTTTCGCTCTTCATCCCGAAGGGCTGCAACTTCATCGCGATGAAGGGGCCGGACGGGAAATCGATCATCCCGCTCTACATCCTCGTCCGGAGCCTGACGCAGAAGCAGGACCGGACGCTATTGCCGAGCGACGAAGAGTTCGAGGAGGCGGCAAAAATGGGCGCTGACAGGGAAATCCGCGCTGCACTGACCAGGGGAGGGCGGAACACCTGACCCATGGCTACGTTCACCCAGGGAATCGCGGTCAACGAGCCGGTCGAGCTGATCACTCCTCCGGTGGACATGGACGGGTACTGGAGCATCAGCGGGATGCCTCCGGGCCTGTCCCAGAGGACGAATTCGGACGGGACGCTGCAGGTTACCGGCACGCCGACGACCCAGGGGTCCTGGACCGTCAGTTATTCCGGCACCGTCATCGACGAGTTCACCGGCACGCCCGTGACCGTGAACGGCTCGACCACATTCACGGTGGCTCCGGGACCGCCGATCATCACGAGCGGGGCGCGCGCGAGCGGGAACGTCGGGACGGCGATGACCTACCAGGTCACGGCCTCGGGCAGTCCCACGAGCTTTGCGGCCACGGGGCTGCCATCCGGGCTGAGCATCAATACGAGCACCGGGCTGATCAGCGGCACGCCCGCCGAGGCCGGGACCTCCCCTGTCACGGTGAGCGCGACCAACGCGGAGGGAACGGGGACGGCGGCGGTGACATTCCAGATTTACCCCGCTCCTCTGGCGCCGCCCGTGATCCAGGCCGGCCCGTTCGCCTGGCTGACGGCAAACCTGCCGACGGAAGGGGTGCTCCTCGGGGATGGTCCTGGAGCGGTCTCGCCGGGTACGGACGCGCCTCCGGCCAATAACAGTGCGGCGGCCCCGGTGATCCTGCGCGGGCCGTACCAGGTTTCGGGTTTGGGCATTCTGCTGGGAGCGCCTCCTCCTCCGTCCACGGGATCAGCGGCCCCGGCCCCGTCCGGCCTGGGCGCGGGCATCCTGGCTGCCGACGGCAATTATTACGTGACCCCGTTTTTGCGGTACACGCCCGGCACGCCGCCGCAGGAGCAGACGCTCGTCGAGGGCGCCTGGGTGACTGACCGGACCATTTCTTGATTTATGAAGCACCTCCTCACGCTCCTCTTTTCGCTCGCGCTCGGGTCCGCCGCATTCGGCGGCCAATGGGTGACTCAACAGGTATTCGAGGCGAGCGGGACGGACGATGCGCCATTATTCGGCCTCTCGCATTCCGGGGCGCCCGCGGCCGTCTTCGACCAGGACACGCATTTCAGCTCTCCGGCAGTGTCCATTATACGGAGCGGGTCGGCCGGAGGCGACGTGGCCTCCTCGCCGCTGTTGTTCCTCCAATGCGGCCTGGAATCGACCGGGACAACGCCTCTCGCGCAAATGGGCGGCTGTCTTTCGCTGACCGGGGACAACTGGGTCACGCTCTATTGCGACGGGTCGCTCTCATTGCCGGGCGGCCTCCTGGACAACGTCGTGAAGGCGCACGGGAATCTCTCGGTCGATCCCGTCCACCGCCAGCTTGTGGCCGAGGACGGTCTTACCGCCGTGCTCCTATGGACGGGCGGAGGCGTCACGATCCATCCGCGCATCACCCCGCCGGCAAGTCCGGTCGAGGGAATGATCTACTACGACGCCGTCGCGCACCATTTCTACGGCTGGAACGGGAGCGCCTGGAAGCAGCTCGATAACTAGGCCGAGGAACCGATTTTATGAAAATACCAAGACCCCTGCTGGCCGCCGCGATGCTCTGTTCAACATCGCTCGCGGGTTATTCGCAAACCGCGACGGGCACTTATACCGACGCATCGCTATCCCTGCCGCAGCGGCTCCAGCTCGCGGACAAGCTGGTGTCGAGCGGCACCGACGAAACGGCCATTTACCGGGCAGCGGTCTTCATGCTCGGCGCGCGACCGGTGATCCATCTTCTGAATGCCTTTCCGCAGTTTGACGCGCAGGTGCTGGCAGACCCGACCCTGAGCGGAACGATTGCCACGCACAGCTCGGCCTCGACCCTGTATTGGTCGGCCGTGCAATGGAAGGTGACCGCGACCCCGGCGCTCGCGGACAAGGTTGCGTTTCTCGGCCCGCTGTTGAGTTCGACACTGTTCACCCCCATCACGGAGGTCATGGCCCAAAAGGCGTATGCCGGCCTGGTCTGCCAGCAGGCGCAGGCGCAGATCAACGCCTCGGACTATAGCGATGCGATTGCCACGCTGGCCCCCGTCGTGGGGTGGAATGGCGCGCAGGCTGTCGCGCTGACGTGCCAATGCAAGGTCGCCCTCCGCGCGCCGGACGCGCTGGCCTGGGCCAAGCTGCTCTATTTCTGCGAGGACTTCGGGCACACCCAGGCAGGGATCGATGCGGTGTGCTCCGCGCTGCGGGGCGCGGATACGAATCTCGCGCGGGCAAACGCCTTTATCCAATACCAGAAGGATGGGCAGGGGCGAAATCTGCTCGATGGCGTGACGGCGCCGCAAGTGACCTTTACCGGCAACAGCCCATGGGCAAAGGCGCTGGACGCGCCGGACAATCTGAGCGCCCTCAAGATTGCCGCGGAATCCTTCGCGACGGCCGCGAATGGCGGCCCGCTGAACGCGGCGACCGATTTGGTGGCGCAGTGGCTTAGGAACACGGATTGCAGCCTGGTCCGGGCCAATGCTTTCGTCACGGCCACCACGCGCGGTCAACCCTTCACCATCGCCGAATTGTCCGGCGCCAGCGGCAACTGATGAAACTGGCCCTGATCTTTGCGGCAGTTCTCGCGGCATCGCCCGTTCTGGCGGACGATGCCGGCGAAGGGCCGGCAACGCCCGTCATCCCGGTAATGCCGGCGCAGACGGCGTGGACCGTCTCGCCGATTGCGCTGCCGGCCCAAATCGCGCGGGCGGCATCGGCCCCGCTTGCGGCTCCCGCGCAATTTGCCGTGGTCACCGCGGGGATGGACACCGCCAAGCTGGCCCAAATCGCGCGGGCGGCATCGGCCCCGCTTGCGGCTCCCGCGCAATTTGCCGTGGTCACCGCGGGGATGGACACCGCCAAGCTGGCCCAGGCGAAGATTGAGCTGTTCCTGGCCGATATCGAGGGCTGGAGCATGGTGTCCGATTTCATGAAAGCGCCGGCTGGGCCGAAGAAGCTCACCGGCGGGAACTGGCTGGACGCGGCCCGCGATGCGCTGCGGACGAAGATCGACCGGGAGGGATACACGCCCGAGGCGTTGAGCGAGGCCGCGGCGCTGATGCAGAAAGCGCGGAAAGGAAAATAGAATGGCTGACGAGGCGCTCACATTTCCGAACCTGATCACCGCGGGAGTGCCGTTCACTTTCGGGATGGAGGCGACCAATAATCCGACCTCGTGGGCGGCTGATACTTTGCCGGCGGGGCTGGCATTGGATTCCGTCACGGGCGCCATCTCGGGCGTGATCGCGGCGCCGGGGATGTACTCATTTCAGCTTACCGCGACCAATGCCGGCGGGGTGAGCGCGCCGATGTTTGTCTATTTGCTGGTATCGCCCGCGCCGGCGGCGGCGCCCGCTGCGCCGGTCGCTTCATCCGGGCCGCTGACGACATTGCCCTGGTTGGACGACCTGGCTCTCATCGATCTCCAGTTCGACCTGCGGCTGCGCGGGGTGACCAGCACCTATACGCAGCAAGGGGGGATCACGCTGATGCAGAGCGACACCTGCAACCTTGCGGTGGTGCTGCTGACGCCCGCGGGGCAGGTAAGCGATGCGGTGACGCTGTGGCTCGTGGCGAAGACCGTCGAGGATAGCATGCCGGTGATCGATCTGACGGTGACCGGGTCCGCGGCGCTGACGGCGCAGGCAGGGGGAAGCTATTACCTTTTGCAGCCGAACCTGTTGAGCGTGGTCACGGAGGCAATCGACGACCTGAGCGCGCCGGCCGGGGGAGGTCCCCGGACGCTGGCCCTGATTTGCCAACTGGCCGTGCAGCGCGGGTCGCAGATCGCCCGCAGCCAGCCGTTCACCATCAACATCATCCAGCGCGTGGCCCAGGCCAGCGCGCCCAACGACATTCCCTAGGCCGGGCAGTTTTTATGAATATCGCAATCACAGCCGGAGAACCCCAGGCGAAGCCCGACAGCAACTCGGTGATCAAGGCCGGCGGGGGATTGCCCGTGACGATCGTCTTCGACGTGAGTCCGGGAGCGAGCCCGTTTATCGAGGTGGCGCTGAGCACGCAATCGAGTTCCCCGTCGCAGCTTGCGTACCTCGATACATTCGCGGCCCAGGGGGACGGGGTCTTTACCGGGACGCTGAACACCAACGACTCGAGGCTGCTCGCGGCCCTGGCGGGGTTCCAGACCCTGGCCGTCAATTGCGAGGTGCGCTGGACCATCGGGGAGAATGAGCCGGTGGTCTGCCCGAATTTCGCGCTGACCGTGCAGCAGCCGCTGATCTCGGGTCCGGGATCGAGCGAGGGAGGGCCGCTCTATTACACCACGACCCAGATCGGGGCGCTGCTGGCCGGCCTCGCGTGGTCGCAAGCGACCCTGGCGCTGAGCGCCGCGGGGACGACGAACATCGTCAACGGCGCCACATGGCTCACAGGACGGGCGCCAGTGACCGCCGGGGCCGGCGCGGGGGTCTATGTGGCCAACCTGACGCTCGACCCCGCCAATGCGCTGGCAGGGGCGATTCTGCGCATCCCT